TGCAAAGCTCACAAAAGAATTGAAGAACATCCGTGCTTCAAGGGCCAAAAAACCAGCAAAAGGAGAGTAAAATGGCTGTAGCAAAGAAAAAGACAACGGCGAAGGTTAAGGAATACGACATTGTTCGTGACGCCATCAAAAAGACGGTTGTTAAGCGTAAGCCGAAGATCGTGAAGGCAACGCTTGAAGAGCGTGTGGCATTGCTTGAAAAAACAATGGCCGAGGCTATGGCAGCAGGTGAAAAGATCCATAGCGAGCTTGAACGCTGGCGTTCAGCAAATGCGCCCAAGTGGAAGTCCCGTTCGCCGCATGATGGCAAGCCAGATGTGCGGCATGCCAAGGTGCTTGTGATGCTTCGCAATGGTGAACGTTCGACCGACGCACACTCGGTTGATTCTTTGTCATGGGGCGAATGTGGTGATCGTACCATTATCGCTTACGCGGTGGTCTAATATGGAACAGCGCACCGAGGAATGGTTTAACATCCGCAAGGGCCGCGTCACTGGCTCATCCGTGGGGGCCATCCTCGGTGTGTCCCCATTCACTAAACAGGCCGACGTAATGCGCCGCATGGTTCGCGATTGGCATGGAGCGCCGAGCGAATTCACCGGCAACATTGCAACGAGCTGGGGTACCCGTAACGAGCCGGGTGCCTTGATTGAATACGAGATGGTCAGCGGAAACACCGTCGAGCCATGCGCGTTCTATATGTTCGAGGATTGGCTTGGAGCCAGCCCTGATGGCCTTGTCGGTGACAAAGGCCTTGTGGAGATCAAGTGTCCGTTTGGTGTGCGAGATAAGAAGCCACCGGTCTTCAAAACGGCAAAAATGCAAGTTCATTATTATGCCCAGATGCAGATCCAGCTCTATGTTACCGAGCGCGATTGGTGTGATTTTTATCAATGGACCCCGAACGGCGATTGGTTGGAACGGGTCGAACGTGATGAACCGTTTTTGAATACGGCATTGCCGGTCCTGAAAACCTTTTATGATCGTTATTTGATCGAACGTGAAAAACCAGAGAAATATTTAGATGGGCAAGCGAAGCAACTTTAAAAAGCACAAGCTGCATTATTACGCGACACCGGAAGAGGCAGTTTTGCCTCTTCTGCCTTACCTGAAAAAGGGTACCTATTATTCAGAGCCATGTGCGGGTGAGGGCGTTTTGATTCGCCACCTTCAAAAGCATGGCCATAAATGCGTGGCAGCCTATGACGTCGAGCCACAACACAAAATTGTGAAGCAAGGCGATGCATCATTCCTGACAAAAGAAGACATGAACCGCGCTGAAGTCGTCATAACGAACCCGCCTTGGGGCCGAGACGTTCTGCATCAGATCATCGAGCGGTCGTTCTTTTGGGGTCCGACATGGCTCTTGTTCGATGCTGATTGGATGCACACTCGGCAGGCGATCCCATATTTACCGCACTGCAAAAAAATCGTGTCGGTCGGTCGCGTGAAATGGTTTGGCAACATGGCGGGCAAAGACAATTGCTGCTGGTACTTGTTTGATTTTAAGGACCAAGGTCCAACCGTGTTTGTGGGGCAATAATGCTAAGAGATTATCAACAGACTGCACATGACGCGATCCTGCAGTGGATCCGCAAAACGTCTGAGCCGTGCTGCATTGAAGCCGCTACGGGAGCGGGAAAGTCGCACATCATTGCGGCGCTGGCTGAAACTGTGAACCGCATTTCAAATGGCAAGCATGTTTTGTGCCTTGCACCGAGCGCCGAGCTGGTGATCCAGAACAGTGAGAAATATGAGGCCACTGGCAATAAATTCTCGATCTTTTCTGCAAGCGCCGGATCGAAGTCGCTTCGCCATCCGGTGGTGTTTGGTACGCCCTTGACGGTGGCGAACCGAATACGCAAATTTGGTTCACAGTTCGCGATGGTCATCATCGACGAATGCCACGGGCTGACGCCGACCATCAAAAAAATTATTGATGCAATGCGGGAACAAAATCCAAACCTGCGCGTTGTGGGTATGTCAGCGACACCGTACCGGATGGGAACTGGTTATATTTTCAGGCATTGGCCAAATGGTGCTCAAGTTACACCTATGGAAGCTGTTAATCCGTATTTTTTAGCATGCGTTGATCGAATTACAGCAAAGCAGCTGATTGATATGGAATACCTGACAAAACCGGTAATTGGTAATATTCACGCTGAATCATATCACACGCTCGGTATGGAATTAAATGCTCGTGGTCAATTTGATGCCGATGATATTGATCAAGCTTATTTAGGTCATGGTCGCAAAACCTCAGCAATTATCGCGGATGTGGTAGCGCAAGCCAAAGATCGCCAAGGGGTGATGATTTTCGCTGCCACGGTGCAACATGCCCAAGAATGCATGGAAAGCCTCCCACGGGGTCTCTCTGCGATTGTGACGAGCGATACGCCACGCGAGGAACGCAAAGACATCATCACGCAGTTCAAAGCCCGTGAGATCAAGTACCTCGTCAATGTGTCAGTGCTGACCACCGGATTTGATGCTCCCCATGTGGATTTGATCGCCATTTTGAGGGCAACGGAATCGGTCGGATTGTTGCAGCAAATTGTTGGCCGTGGATTACGTTTATGCGATGGCAAAGATGATTGTTTGGTGTTGGATTATGCGGAAAACATCGAACGTCACTGCCCTGATGGCGACATCTTCAATCCGATAATTGAGGTAACAAAAACAAGCGGTACAACATATGTACGCTGTACCTGCCCGACATGCGAAAAAATTAATGAATTTAAAGCTCGACCAAATCCATCAGGTTTTAAAATCAATGAAACAGGTTATTTCACTGATCTCGATGGATCTTTAATTGATTCTGATTATGGTCCGATGCCTGCTCATTACGGTCGTCGCTGTCAGGCAATTAACATGACATCCGGTAAACCGCAGCGGTGCGAATATCGTTGGACATTGAAGAAATGCCCGCATTGCGAGGCTGAAAATGACATTGCTGCGCGATATTGTTTTGAATGCAAGGGCGAGATTGTTGATCCTAATGATAAATTGGTTGCCGAATTTTCCGCCATGAAACTGGATCCCACGCGGCGTCAAACAGACGTTGTCACGGGATGGAATGTCGCACACACCATGAGCAAGGCCGGGCGCGAGATGTGGCGGATTGATGTTGTTACGCCATATCGCAAATTTTCATTCTGGGTGCCAAAGGCTCCAACATGGAAACAAGGTTATTCCGAACGGACAATGTTCACCAGCCTTGGCGGTCAGCCACCTGAGACGATAACATACGCCAAAGAAAACGAATGGTATAAGGTTTACGCATACAATCGGAGAGCAGATGAAATTCCCGCATAACGTGCCAGTGTTTGGCGACAAATCATTCCGTGGTGAATGCCCAAGCGAATCAATGGAACAGGTGACGTTTTTCTCCCGCCTTCGAAGGGAATACCCCGACACATGGGGCTTGATTGCATTTCATCCACGGAATGAAGGCAAACGAACATGGACAAAGGTTGCAATTGAGAAGGCCGAAGGAATGGTGAAGGGTGCATCCGATGTGATTATCCCCGGCAAACCGTCATTCGTCTGCGAAATAAAGCGCAGGGACCACAACAAATCATCGTGGCAAGATGGACAACAGGAGTTTTTAAATGCCGCCAACAAAGCGGGGTCGTTCGTCTGCATCGCGCTCGGCGCAGACGCAGCAACTGAAGCTTTCGGACTCTATCTGGAACTTTATCATGGCACCGAGTAGGTTGATGGATGACGTCTTGATCGGACGCATAAAGCTCGAAGACCAGCCGGATGCTGTACAATCAGCCTGCCGGTTGGTAATATATGAACAAGCATGTAAGATATTAAACCTTGAAACAAAGATTGAGCGCCGGGCCGCTATTGCCCGAACACCTGAAAAATTAAAGCCTCACATTGAAAAAGAGGTTATGCGTGTATGGAGAATGAGAAATGGCCAATCGTGAAATTGCGGAATTTATGGCGATATTGGGAACTCTGTTGTGGGTAGGCTTGGTGATCCGAATAATTATACAGGTGATCAATGATAAGGATTGACCCACCATTGCCATTTGAGACCCCGAAAGGCCCAGCAATGGCGCATTTCTTGATCGATTATGGACCGGAACACCATCTTTTATGGGTGTGTTTTCAAGATGATAGCGGTGAGTGCTGGACGTGGTCGAACAAGGATATTCGCCTGCAGCATAATTTATCAATGGGTCGTGCAAAAAAGTGTTTGACACCGAAATCAGAGGGTGTATAACAGTCTCATCAGCAACGAGCTGACGCAAATTTAGATGGAGATTACAGATGTTGAACCGCACCCTCGCCGACCGTTACAACGACCAAGACACCATCATCAAGAACGCTGAGGAAGCCAAGAAGGCTCTCAAGGCTGAGATCGTTGCGCTCGGCACCGAACTGGTTATCGGTGACGAAGTTAACGTTAAGGTTACGCTTTCTCAGCGTTCCTCGATGGATTTTGCTCTGTTGTTCAAAAATTACGGCATCACTGAAGAGCAGTTCAAGCTGTTCTCCGCATGCACCAAAGAAGGCAAGCCCTTCGAGGTTCTGAAGGTTGTGGCTAAGCAATGATCGAAACAATTTTAAAGGTTGTATATCACTGGGGTCTTGGCTCATCGGCCAAGATCCTTTGGATCAGATTATATGACCGTTACAAATATGATCGTTTTGCCGGGACATATGAAGAAATGGCCGATGAGGTTCATAGCAAACGTTATACCGTTCGCGCCCAAATCGCACAGCTTCGTCAAATCGGTGCAATTGAAACCAGTAATTATTATGAAACTGGAAACGCAGGCAATGAGTTCTGTTTAATACCACCAGAGAAATGGAAAAAATGATGCCAAATATGTTGGATTATGAGCGCCTCATCCGTCAGGTTGCAGATTTGAATGTTGAGCTGGCATTGCTCAAGGGCAGACACAACAAACGTGATGAGGAGGAGCGCCGTTGGGACAAGATCGAGATCAGCCCAGAGATCGGGACAATGACGGAAGAAAAGCGCCTGCGCCGCGTCATTCGCGGCTGGGAAGAGCGTTACGATATTTTGAGCGAATTATACATCAAAGCAGGGGAAACTGGAAATCCTCAGGAATGGTACGAGACGAAGGAAGCCCGCTCACTGCGTTTTTGGAAGGAACAGAAACGCAAAGCATATTGGGAACGCAAGATTCAGTGGTTCCGCGAAGCGAAAAAAGAATTAAAGTCCATATGGGCTTTGATAAGGGGGCTAAAATGATTGGCCACCTGAAATTACTGGCACCATCATTAGATGAAATGGAGATAGAGAATATGAACCCTTTATTGAACAAGCGCGAAAAGACCCACGGTGTTTTTCGTAATGTCGCTAGCATCTCACAAGGTCTGAAGGACGTGATGCGAGGCGCTCCAAATTGGGA